CAGAAGTACAGTTTGCATTTGGGTCTGAAAATAACACAGTAGTCGCTTTAGTACCTAGTGCAGGAATTGTAGAGCTTCCTGCAGATGATTGAGCAACGTATAATGTATCACTGTATGACTGAGTTACAAAAGAATTTGATGGTCCACCACCAACCATGTTCCAAAGCTTCTTAGATGTACTGAGATCGCTGGTAAGTGCATCCCATAGATACAGCCATTCACCATATAAACGGTCAATTTGCTGACCGCCAATTTCGAGTTCAACATACTTAATCAAGTTGTAACCAAGACGGCCCTGATCGTTATTAAATGTTCCAGCTGGCATTACAACTTCCAGATACGTCGTGTAAAGCAAATCCGCATGGCGTGGAATTACCGCGGTATGCTTAGTTCCCCATGCAGCCTGACCAGTAAAATTAATACGGAATGGTTCCATTGCAAAATTTGTATGGCGCTTATACAGCCCTTTCCAGAACGTAATCTGAGGATTTCCGGAAATGTATGCATCTTGGGCACCATATGCGACTAATTGAAGTAGACCGCCACCCATTTGTCTTTATATGTTACACATAATCATTTTTTTACTTACGCGAGTGACGACGAGTGCGGCGACGTCCACCAACTGGGGAAGCAGGGACAGCAACGTTACCTGAAGTAGACCCACCATGTTTCTTGTAAGTCTTCTTCGCCGCCTTCAGAACATCCCCAAACTTCTTGCCCTTCATATGCTTCATTGTCTTTTTAACGTGTGCCAGCCAAGGGTTCGACATTTTATATTATTCAAAAGAAATTACAGTTAGACCGTGACATCATAAATCGGAGAAGTTTTCCGCATAGGCTGGAATGATACACTTGGGTCCGGTAAAGTTGGTTTCTTATACTTTTTTGGCTTCAATGGTCTTAATGCAGCCGGCTTCAGCACACAACTATTCTCTTGGAATTCACCAATGTAGTATTCCATGACAGTATCGGCAGAGCCATAATTCATTAAATTCCATTGACATCCATACGTAAATAATATTTCAGAATTCTTATTCACCAAATCTTCATCCGCATCTGGAACAACCATGGTAATATGATTGCGATTAAATTCGATTAATTCTTCATGATCATGCGGTTGCGATGCCTGTGTATATGTCATACGCCGTATATGTGATGTATCCCAAGACAGATTTACCAACTCTTCCATCAATGTTCCCTTCACACTTCCTCCAGACACAATTATCAATTTATTTTGAAGATTACAAATCGGCTCAACAGCTAAATTCTTACGCGTATAACTGTATTCGGAATCTAACATAAACTTTTGACAGGTGGTTTTTAATATTTTTGCAACCGCATTAATTACAATGGTTTTATCAGTATGGAATACCAAACTTAGCATAAATGGGTCAGAAGAAGCGGGGGATGTTATCGAATTAAATGCATTATTGGCAATACTTACACAACACGCTGAGAAAGGAACTGTATTGTATGCATAATCAATACCTAATTTCTGATTTTTCAATCCAACAACCGGCTTGTTACTTTCATCCGCATAAATATCCAATTCAACCAATCTTGGACCTGCTTTAATAACCATTGGCAATATGGAATCAGAAACATAATCATAAAGTTGTGCTCCTGGGAATACTGAATAACCTGAAGATGCGACATAATAATCACATAATCTATAAGCATTCGGGCATCCTACAGGAGCTACACGAGTTACTTTTTGATATGCGTCAAATGTAGGTTTGGCTTTACTTTCCGCTTTAGATGCAGATGGTTCAACTGCTTTCCAAATCATATATGCCGCAAATGCGATTACAACTGCAAACATAATGTAGTAAAGCCAAGAAGAACTGGCGAATCCAATAAATTTGGCTTCTAAAGGACTCTCTTCCATTATTACTTTCGGATATGAAATAGTAGTCCACGCATACTACGAACTACATCATCTGGAATTCGCTTCTCCATAGAAATTCCCATAAGGCAACAATAATGAAAATAAAGGGAATACATACCACATTCAGAATCTTGAAATTGATGACGAGTTTTATTGTATGAAACTTCCATCGGGCGTTGATGAATACCGCTTGAATCCCAATGTTCTTTCCACCGTTTCATTAGAACTTGAATTTCCTTCTCTGGTTTCGCAGCGTATGAATCAAAATAAGTAATGCGGGGATATTCCAATTCCTTACGGATATCACAGAATAGCGCTACCCAATGTTGTCCTGGACCCGTAGATACATCTGTATTAAAAACAATTCCTATTTGAGTATAACCCTTCTTATATAATGCAGTAATATCCATTGAACAAAGGGAGCTTACAATACATGTTCCGGTTTGTGATTTCTTATCAAAGTCAATTGGAATCGCGCCAATATAGTGGTAACTTTTGAAAACCTTTTCAAATTGTTTTTCTAATTTATCAATTTCAATAGAAGATAGCCATTCATGTGTATTTTGTTTCCACGACGAAGGAGCAGTTGGTTTAGAAATTAAAGATTGAACAATACATTCCGCTCCAGAACAAATATCGTGGAATTTAGATCTCAATTTATTCCACGTTGATTTCATCGAACCGTCGGGAATTTTCGAGGTAGGATGCTCGCGATTATAAACCTTTCTTAGGTTTTCAATTTCAGACGCATCGAAATACATCTCCTTATCTTGAAAACGGAATCTATTCTTGAGACATTTTGACAAGCATACAATGGACGCGCTTAAACAATATCTGCGCAATTACAGAGAGATTGATAACGAACTACGGGATCTGAATAAAACTGTATATGAAAAGCGAGATGCCAGAAAGGAAGTTGAAAAACATATTACACAAATTCTTGAACGTCAGGAATTTGTAGAATATAACAAACTTAAACTTGAAGACGACGGATCTGTATTCCGCATTCAGCGGCCAAATAATTGGAATAAACCATGGGCTCTATCACAGAAGGAACTGCAGAAACTTCTAGATGAATATTTCCAATCAAATTCTACTAAGAATTCTGAAGAATGTTTTAAATTTATTTGTGAACGCCGTAAGAAAGATTTGGTAGCTACAGAGTTTAATGTTACGAGAGTTCTTCCAGATGAATAACAATGGAGTATGACCCGCTTACTGAAGAAGCAATTCGTATAGATGAAGCTTCGCAAGGATTGTTAGACTTAGGTTCAAAACCAGAGTTAACATGCCACACATCAGCTACTGAGTATGCAAAATTTGCACTTGGAGATCGAGCGGATGAAGTATTAGATAGATTAGGAACCGCTCGTAAATTATATGAATCAATTCCGCCTGAAAAACAATGCAATGCTGTTTTAAAAAATAAACCAAAAACAAGTTGTTGGTTATGCGGAAAAAGACTGTTCCCTAAAGAAGAAGGTCCAAATAATCCTAAACGAACTGTGTGTGAACATATTTTTCCAATTTCATTAGCTGTATTTTTTCTTGATTTACATCGAAAAGAGAATCCATCTGTAGTATCAGAAGGAGCAATTCAAGAAGAATACGATTGGGCACATGTATATTGTAATTCAGTTAAGAATAGTACTCCATTTGTAACCGAACAGTTTAATGAAGATGGAAAAATTGAAAAATGGGTTGTATATGATGCTGGAATACGTGATATGCTTAGTAAAATTGCGGTGGGAGCAAAATCCCGCGGATTTCCGGAATATTATATTTATGATGAAAATTGGCAAGATCGGCAATTTAAATCAATTCAAGGAAAAATTAATAAGATTTTAACAACTGAAATTAACACTCAAGATACGCCAATTTTAACATACATGCTGGGATTATTGAAATGCGCAGATCCGGAACGGTTACATAAATTTGGAAAGTTAGCAATGGAAGGGAAACCACTTCCTTTAAAGCGGAGTAGATCTATCTTATCAGATAATAATACTACTAAGCGCAATAAACTTGGAGGAAAACGGACTCGTAAGAATAAACATGGACCGTTCTAAAATGTATAATCCATACAATCTAAAGAATCGCTTATTTACCCAACGGGATATTCAAGCGATACTTACAACTCATAATTGTGTTCTTACAATTCAGAATGAACACTTGTTTCAAACAGCCATGGTACATTCATCATACGTAAAACGCAGTGAATATACAACACCAACAGGAGAAGTGACGCAATTAGTGCCAAAACCGGAAAATTGTCTTGAACTATTTGATGATTCATACGAGAGACTTGAGCATTTGGGGGATTCTATCTTGGGAGCAGTGGTTTCGACATATTTAGTTATACGCTTCCCTTCTGAAAATGAGGGATTTATGACTGATTTAAAAAAAGAAATTGTCTGTAATGAAACATTAGGACAATTATCTCAAAAAATTGGACTTGATAAATTCTATATTATTTCAAGACACAACGAAGATGTATGTAATGGTAGAGCGAATTTGAAGAAACTTGGAGATATTCTTGAAGCATTTATTGGAGCGCTCTGGATTGATTCAGGGTATAATTTTCAAACAATATCTTCATTCATTGTTTGCCTTATTGAAAAGTATATCAATATTCCAAAACTACTAATGAATAATAGAAATTTTAAAGAACAATTGCAAAAAATATATCAGGCTAAATTTCATTATACACCAAGTTATGTTATGCTTTCATCAGCTCCAAATATGTATACAATGGCCGTAGTTGATGAAAACAGTATTCACCTTGGAATCGGATCCGCTCCAACCAAAAAACAAGCAGAACAATTAGCAGCGCAAGAAGCCATAAAGAATCTTCAGTCATAAAAATAATGATAATTAAAGAATTTCCTTATAT